GAGATGCTCAGGAGTCTCGTGGGCTCGGAGATGTGTATAAGAGACAGGAATAAGGATTATTATCCGTCTTTGAAAAAAATTGATAGTTATTATAATCCCCGCCGAGAGCTTGAATGGCGAACGGTCGAAGCGGCGGCACAGCTGCGGTCAGAACGCGGCACGCTGGAGGGATTATATCGTATACGTGATAAACAGATCGCCGCGCTGCATGAAGCTGGATATACGAAGATAAACCGCCGCAATTACCGCCAAGCTGTTGAGTGGCTAACAGCTAATGACACGGGCTTTCTCGCGTCGGATCAGATACTGGACACTTTTAATGCGCTACCGCAAAAAACAAAGCTGGAAGCGGGGGCGCGAAAGATAGCTGATACAGCGAATTTTAAAAAATTCGCCGCGTCCGTAGCAACAGCCGAAGCGCGTCGAATTGTCGGCCCGGAATATAAATCGGCGAGGGCTGATATTCGTAAACGCGCTAAGCTGGAACGCGGAAAAATTGCATCTGCGTATTTTGCTGCGGTCGTCGAAAGTGACGACGGCGAAACATTGGACGCAGTAACAGCCGCGAAAATTCGTTCGCAACTAAGGCGGGAAATATATGGTAACATGGGCAGAAGCAAAGGAAAGCGGAAAGGTCATAGATAAACTTAATGCTGCCAGGCGTCTTAGTCCCAAGCGCGGCAGCACCGGAGGAAAGAAAACTTGCATCTATCCGGATTTGGTGTGTGCGTTCGACATTGAAACATCGTCGCACGTTGAGCGGGTGAAGAAAGGAAAAAAGTACGTCCCTGCCGGTTATTCATGGATGTATATCTGGCAGTTTTGTATTGAAGATTATCCTTTTTACGGTCGCACGTGGGAAGAATTTCGGGGGCTTGTTAGACTGATATCGGGTAATATCGGTGAAAAAGAAAAGATCGTTTGCTATGTCCATAATCTGTCATATGAGGCGCAATTCCTTTTAGGTATTTTTCAGATCGGCAAAAATGACATTTTTGCGATGGAAAAAAGAAAAATCGTTAAGATGTTCATTGAAAAGATTGAATTGCGGTGCAGCTACATTCATTCTAATATGTCGCTTCGGAAGTTTCTGCAATATATGGGTGTACCCGATCAAAAAGAAGAGATTGATTACAGCGCTGTTTATTATCCATGGTCACCGTTGCCGAGCGACGTATTAAGCTACGCCGAAAAAGACGTTACCGGTCTATGTCAAGCGATCCGCAAAGAAATGAACGACGACGGCGACACGCTTCAAACGATTCCGATCACGTCGACCGGCTATGTCCGCCGGATAGCAAAAAAAGAACTGGAAAAAATTAGTCATTATCGTGTTCGGGCTATGCAGCCGTCAAAAGGCGAATATATCGCACTGAAAAAAGCGCTGCGCGGCGGTGATACGCACGCTAACCGGTATTACGCAGGGCTAATACTGGCTAATCTACGTTCACGTGATATCGGGTCGTCGTACCCGTTCGTCATGTGTGCGCGGAAAATGCCGGTCGGGGGATTTACCGAATTGGGGGAAATCACGGAACGGTATTACCGCGAATTGATTTTTAAAAAAAAGAAAGCTGTTATCGCTACACTGATTTTTGTAAATCTTCGGTTGAAAAATGATCAATGGTGCGACCCGCCGCTTTCGCTATCGAAAACGCGGCACTGTATAGGCGCACAGGAAGATAATGGGCGCATATTAGCTTGCGATTATTGCGAAACAACGATTACCGATATCGACTTTCGGATTTACGACGAAGTCTACGAGTGGGATCGCCTCGCATTCCGTATAACCGACGTTTGGGTATCGTCCTACGGTCTAATACCCGACGGAATCCGGAAAGCTATTTTTGATTTTTACGACAAGAAAACAAAATTGAAAGGTGTTGACGCATATATGTACGCCAAATCAAAAAATAAATTAAATTCTTTCTTCGGAATGGCGTGTACTGATCCCCTGCGTGATGAATGGCTTTTTAATCCGGGGACGAAGCAAATCGAATTGCAAGATTTTGACGTCGAAAAATCTATTAATAAACAAAAAAATAAAATAGCTATGCCGTTCGCGTGGGGCGTTTGGATCACGTCACACGCGCGCAAGCGCCTGTATGACGGTCTGAAAATCGCGGGCGAAAATGCCGTTTATTGGGACACGGATTCGGTTAAGTATATATCAACGCCGGAGATTGAAGCGGCGTTCGATAACTATAACGCCGCAGTAATCGCTGAAGATTCGGAATTAGGACTACTCGTGCAGTCGAAAGACGGTAACATTCATTATATGGGCGTTTTTGAAGTCGATGAGGAGTACGACCGATTTATCACTTTGGGTGCGAAAAAATACGCTTACGAAAATCCCGAGCTGCATATCACAGTCGCCGGCGTATCAAAAAAAGAAGGCGCGCGGGAGCTGGGACGGCTTGAAAATTTTCGTGAAGATTTTATTTTCCGCAAGGCTGCCGGCAATCTTCTGATCTATAATGACGACGACGATTTTCACTTAGATGTTGAAGGTCACGACCTGCACGTGACACGGAATGTCTGCATAGCTGATAACACTTACCGTCTATCACTGACACCGGCTTATGCTTCGTTGATTTTCTATAGCGAAAAAATGAATATTAACGACTTGAAAAGGGAGGCAATAAAATGAATCTGTATCTAGATAACGGCTATGTCGATATAAGGTCTATCCGTGAAAGCGGATACCCTTTCATCTTCATGTGGGGCGGTCGCGGCATAGGCAAGACGTACGGCGTTATTGATGATGTTATCAATACCGGCGAAAAAATGATTTTCGTCCGCCGGACGCAGACTATGGCTGATATAGTGTTCACGGACGCTCTGAACCCATTCAAACGGTGGAACAATGATCACGGCAGGACTTTCGCGTTCGATTCCGTGGCGAAAGGTGTTCAGGGCATTTATGAATTTGAAAAAAAAGGCAATAGCTTTATGAAGCTGCCCGGGGGGCTGCCTATCGGCTATACCGCCGCGCTGTCGACTTTTTCGCATATTCGCGGCATTGACGCGTCAGACGTATCATTATTTTTCCTGGACGAGTTTATTAAAGAGCCGCACGAAGCGGGTGGATTTTTGGCGGGCGCTTTTTTCGATGCATACGAAACAATTGCCCGAAACCGGGAATTGGAAGGCGCGCCGCCGCTTCAATTTATCGGCGCGTCGAACGCCTATAATATATTAAATGACTTTTTCATAGAATTGGAAGTAGTGCATGATGCCTATATCATGCAGAAAAAAAATCAGACAGTAAAAGAATTTAAAGATCGAGGGTTGCTATTGATCAGATTTGCCGATTCGCCTATCAGCGCAGCGAAAAGCGACACGGCACTTTACAAATTGACAAAAAATACGAAATACGGCGATATGGCGTTAAACAATAATTTTGCAACATACGACTACCCGATCAGATCGCGCCGTCTGAATGAATATACCCCGTTTCTTTCGGTTGGCGAAATTACCGTTTACATCCACAAAAGCCGATCCGAGCTTTACGTGTCGCCGCATCGTTCCGGCGATTGCCCGAAATTGACCACCGGGAAGGAAGATATGCGGATTTTCGCGGAAAAATATCGGCAGTTACTGCGACAAATGATATTGACCGATTCCGTGATCTACGAAGATTATATATCTGCGGCATTGTTGAATCGCTGGTGCTTCGAAAAAAACCCCGCCTGACGGCGGGGATTTTTTTAATAAGAATATCCGTTTGACGGTGTTATAGTCGCTTGCGTTGGCACGGACGGGGTAAAGCCTATAACCCAATTATTATATGACGCGCCCGATGCTGTCGGTATCACGGTCGTTGATATGTACTGCCCTTCAAGCCCTTGCTCGCTGCAATTGACTATTTCCCAGCCGTTAACATTTACGACGGATCGTCTGACGGTAATTCGGTTGAATCCATTGAATATCCTAATTGTTGTTTCTATGTTAACGACTGCTGAAATAGTGATCTTTAGTTTAATATTGCCTGACGCGGTACTGTCAAGAACGGTATTAATGGTGAACGACATAGTATCAGCCGTCGCCAGATTACCGCCGGACAGTCGGATTGACTTGGTAGCGGTATCGTAAACCGGGCTAAAAGCGCCGGTATGAATACCCATGTCATAATCACGACGCAATTTCAGGCTGCTGGGGACTTTATGCGGATCGAGCGACAGCGTTTCGCTTTCTATGTCGTTATATTCAACAAAATTTTCGTGAACGTAACGCGACGACGGTGCGATGCTTGTCGACAGTTTATTAGTGTCCTGATAATCATCAACGCCGATTCCGTTATTAACGACGGTGATCAACCCAGATTTCAGCCATAGTATTGATACGGGATACAATATATTAATCCTACCCGCAAAGCTGGTCTGATAGTCCACTATTCCGGTGAACATTATCGACGTACCGGTATTAGCGGCGGGGAATATTTCACAATAACCGCCGTTTGCTATCATGCCCGGATAAAAGTAATATTTCCAGTTTATCTCAGAAAGCGAGCCGATAACTTCCGCGTAGGTTTTTGAACCTACCCATTGCCCGGCATTGTCTTTTGCTATGGTAAATGTCGTTTTTGTAATATCATTCACGACCGCGGCGATTGCGTTTCTGACAGCTTCCTGCGACATCACTTTAGTTTCGGACGTGCCGACAGTTTGCACGATATCCGCTTTGTCGATTTTTTCAGCTAAAAGCTGTTCGACTTCGGTGCGGCGCGCATTTAGAATATCTGTCGTTGCCTTCTGCGATATCAGCTTATCGGGCGCGTCGCCCAGCGCCTGCAAGATATCATCTTGTGTGATAGTCCCTGCTGTTAGATTCTGAACATATTCTATCAGCCAATCAAGATTCAGACGGTGAAAGTCGGTATAAGGATAGGTATAATCAGCCATTTTTAATAATCTCCTTTTTTTAATAAATTAAAAGACAAAATCTTTCGATAAATTGATTTTTGATCATTTCGGGAAGCTCGTACGCCTGACGCACTTCCAACTCATCGCGCAGAATCTGCGACGACATAGTGACGCCAATATTACCGTATTCATGGCGCCGCTCGGTTTCTTCTCCGGTCATAGCGTGACTGCGCGTACCGGATTGTGCGACGCTTTCGGTGTCGGTACCGTCATTCGGCTTTTCCACTGCTTCGCTAACCGGTACAGCATCGTCACCGTTAAAGCCCCAGCGGCTGCCGGTGGTAGTGACAGTGATCCCGCGCGTAACGGTAGTCGTCGACTTAAAAGCATCCGCGCCCGTGCCGAAAGAGTCAACATCTTTCCGGTCGTTGTAGCCGTAGGTCACGTCAATTATACCGTCTTTATTGTACTGGAAAAAATAGTGCGTGCATAAATCTTCCCACATCCGCGTCCAAAGCGGCAGATGCAGCGCCGACCAATTACCGATCATCTGTTTTAGCGTCGCAGCGTTTGGGTACAATACTTCAAGCTCGGCGGCTTCGTCGAGAATAGCATGGACGATATCGGATTTGTTTAAATCGTAGGTTTTTTTGACGACTTCGCCCGTGTCGTAATCAGTCCATTGCGCCGATATACTACCGGGAAGCCGCATTAAGCTGAACAGATCGGGGTCAGTCAGATACAGACCCCGCAGGGATAGCGTTGCGCGCATCGTCCGCCACTTCCTTTCTTATTTTACATTCAAGCCCGATATTGCCGAACACTTTTTTCACCTGATCAATTCCGCGCCAAATCGAATCGTACCAAAGCATTAATTTGCTTTGCACAGCTTCGTTATTAGCTTCGACTTCATCGGTGATCAGGCGTTCGCGCTTTGCAGTGTTGGCATTGTTGATTCCAATTTCTGTATAGAAATTGTTTCTGACCGTTGCAAGGTCGTTAAGCAGCTTGCCGACAAGATAGTTAGCGCCAGCTGTTGAATGCAGCTGCATCACTGTCGGATTACCCTCCGCGTCAATTAAACGGCGATCCGGGAACACTGCCGGAATGCCGGTAGCGATATCGTCGTACATCCGCTTTAGTGCTTCCGCTTGCTGCTTATTTTTTGATAGAAAAATCTCAGGCTGTTTGCTGTTGAAAGCGTTTACTATTGCCGCCTCGGTTATGATCGCCATCTGATCGGCGTAATAACTGACCAGCGCTGACACGCCGCGATAGTCCGGGCGCAGCTTGATAAGTGCGCCGTCAATACCGATCTTTCGGTTATACGATTCTTCGCCGGTCAGCAGGGGATTGGCTATTACTAATTCGGTAGGCTGGTAATTGAATCCTAATGCCGTAAGTCCGACACGATCACAGACCGTCCCGAATTTAGGTGTTCGATACACGCCGACGAACCCCCATAGATAAAGGGTGTAAACGAAAAACGTAAAATCCCAGCCGTCGGGCAAAGTCCATTCAAACCGCGCTAAAACGTCGTTCAGCAACGATTCATAATAATAATTGAACATCTCCGTGTTCCGGCTGTGGACCATGTTAGGCTCGCGCGTTTCAGAAACGATTAAATTAATGTATTCCGAACTATAAGGCGCGCCGTGATTTGAAAAAGTGTTATTCATAATAAAACCCCCTCTCCATATATTGGTATATAGCTTGTATTTCACCGAGATTAGCGTCTAAATCCAGATGAGGATTCGCTACGGTCATATATCCGCCCGCATTTTTGACAACTAAATTTCCAAAATACGGCGACCCAATGCCCTCCGGCGGTATGAAATGCACGAACGATGCTGATAAAACACACGGTTCATAAAGCGCGAACCGGCTGCCGCCGCCGCTGATACTGGCGCTTGTTGTTTGCGCGCCTTCGATGCCTGCCCTTATCCCGTTGTTTTCAATTTGTATCCCCGCTGACACAGCCGATACTACACCACCGACGACGCCTACAGGATTACCGGCAGCCGCAGAACCTACCGCGCTAAGCGCGGAAGCCGCCGCCGATATATTGGCCGAACGGTTGGCTGTTTTTTGGGATACAGCCGCGCCTGCCGCATTACTTTGCGCGTAGCCGTAAGCAGCATAACTAGCGACGCAAACGGACGCAGAATATATCACGCGATCCTCGTCGGTAACTTTCAAAACGCCTTGTCCATTCAGCGGATCAACAGTAGCCGAAATAGTTAATGTCGACACACCGGCCAGAAGATCAGCGTCTATGGTGAAAGTACCGCAAAGCGGGATAGTCATCGTATAATCAGAATATTTAGAGCTTTCGACAAATGGGTAATTATCTTTCTGCGGGTGTTTTGGAACGTCAATAGTCGTGCTGACCGTTTTTTTTCCGACCGAAAGTCGATATATTCCCCAGCTATGGTTAATACCAGCATTAGCCGTTCCCACGCCGTAAGTTACAGAAGTTGCTAAACCGGGCAGTGGAAGAAATGAATCGGGAATAGAGTACGCGCCTTTGACGGCTTCCATCGGCCGGAATGTTTCCCACTCTGCATCAGTGAACGGCCTGGTAGTGTTGTCGCCCTGATCGTAAAGCCAAAGCCAACGGGTCGAAAAAACTGAAACATCGTCCACTAATGCGAAGCCCTCGCTCCCGCCGTTAAAAGATGCGACTACGGCATATAAAGTTTTTAAACTAGTACTGCTGTCTATGATATTGGCACTTTTTTCCGCATAAGTCCTTATATCGCTATGACTGCCTAAGTCGTCAGCGATATACTTCCGGCGCTGCTTTTCGCTGCGCATTATAAATTGCGTACTCTCCCCGATTTCGTCGCGATAGGTCGCCAGTACATCGACCTGCAAAGTTAATTGATATAGTCCGCTGGTATTAATGGTAATATCGGTAATATAGTAATATCGTCCGTGGACGTTATCAAAGTAATCGCCGTAAGTTGCAGTATTGTAGTCGCCGAAAAGCTGAATCCATGCATAATTATATGCTATGATATCCGCTTGCTGATACGGAGGATCGGGGTAATCCGTTCCGCCTTGCGTCTTTAGCGGTTTAACGTCCCAGCGAATTTCAACGACCGGCTGGAAGATTGAACAGCCGTCGCGAAGTCTACCCCTGACGCGCTTCTGTTTGGTAGTCACTTCTTTGTTGATATCAATCTCCGGGCGTTTTGTGCTATTGGGCTTTTTCGCAAAACCTTTGATCAAATATATGTCGAAATATTGATCCAT